TCCCCAACCTGTCCCGCATCAACTTCACTGTGCGGGCCCTCGTTCCCAAGTCCATCGTCGCCCGCAAACAGGAAGCGATCGACCTGTGGGCCAAGGGCATCAACCAGGACCCCGAGGCCTTCACCCTTTTTGCGCTTAAAGAGAACCTCGACTTCGCCATGTGGGTCGACGAAGACAAGGCCGCCTACGAGATGGCAGTCCGCACCATCCTCCTCATCTACGGCGACGGCCAGAACCCCGGCCAAGCGATCATCAGCCCCCACACCACCCGCCCCTCCATCGTTCTCCGCGTGCTCAACTCCTTCATCGCGGGCCCTGCCATGTCGGTCGCCTCCGCCTCGGTTCACAACGCCATGCGGAAGTTCCGCCTCACCCTCATCGAGTTCATGGGCATGGTCCTTCCATCCGCCGTACCGAACCCCGACGATGCGGCTATGCTTTCCCAGATGCAGATCGGCGCCGGCTCACTTCAACCCGGAATGGGTCCGGGAATGATGCCCGGCCTGCCTGCATCCCCTGGAGCCCCCAATGCGCAACCTTCTTCTCCGTTCGCCTGATTCCGAAACCGGCGGCACCCCCACCCCCACGGGAGGGGTTACCACACCTCCTGCCGACACCATCCCCCTCTCCCGCGCCGAGTACGACAAGCTTCTCAAGCAGTCGACCGAGTCCGAGGCCCTCCGCCTCAAGCTCAAGTCGGCCGAAGAGGACCTCGGTCACGTCAACACCCTCCTGCGCCCTGGCTCCGACCCCTCCGCCTCCGAAGCTTCCGTCCGCCGGCTCATGGCCCGCACCGGTTACTCCTCCGCCGAGATCGAGGACTACATCCGCTCGACCCGCGAAACGCCCGAGACCCCCGAACCCAAAGGGAGGGGTTCACAGGACGACGACGAGGACGAGAGCGAGGCCGCCCAGTTCGTGCAGCAGACGCGGGCCAGTCTCGAGGAGCTCCGCGAGGCCACCCGGCGCCAGGACCGGAACCGTCTCGAGGGTCAGATGAAGGAGGCCCTCAACGGCACTCTTGACTCTCGTACGGATCTTGGTAAGCTTTACAAGGCGATCTCGCAGTCCCGGGACTCAGAAGGTCAAGGGGAAACGGAAACAGCCAACCTCCGAGAGACTCTTCTCTCCGACGTCCGCCGTGAAACTCTCGATCGCCTCCGGGCGCGTCGGTTGCAGAGCGGTGGGGCGTGGCGGGACGAGTGGATCAACGAGGAAGCCGCCAAGGCCGCGTCCGCGGTGTACGGCAAGTTCAAGCTCCTGGTTCCGAACCCCTCCCGCTTGGGGCGAACCGAAGACTTGACGGATGAACAGGCGTACGTCTCCCAGAACAAACCCGTCTCCGCTCCCGTCTGGAAGAAGGGGAAGTCGATGGACGAGGTGTCCAAAGAGGCCCATGACTGGGCAGTTGACACCCTCCTCCGAGCTTCCGTGGACGCCGAGCGTGGGACAAGAACCGAATCGCCCCTCTAAGGCGATTCTCCAACGAGGTGAATCATGCCAGCTCCTACCGGCTCTTTGTTCTCGACGCAGAGCGTTCGAGTCGAAGAAGTCATCAACAAGAAGATCGAGATGTTCCTGCCCTCCTGCGACAAGGTCTGGGAGGACATGGTCGTGTCCAACGAGAACGTCGGCAGCGCCGATGAGTTCGGCCGCGACTGGCTCATCAAGAAGACCTTCATGCAGGGTCTTACGGGCGTCATCGAGCCCGGCGGCCCCAAGGGTGACTTTACCCTGTACGGCGACCCGATGAACACCGCCCTCGGCGAGAAGATCCACCTCCAGGGTCTCTCCAACGTCTTCCCCGACGCCACCCTCGGCGCCAACCAGACGCCCTACCGACTCTCCATCCCGATGCGGTCGATGCACACCAACCTCATGCTCACCCTCGCCGAGCAGCAGGCCGAGGCCACCAAGGCCTTCATCGGTCAGGTCATCGCGCCCAAGCTCGAGGGCTTCGCCAAGCACATCTGCCAGACCCTGTGCAACTACTGGTACGTCTCGCAGAACTCCTACTACGCCCTCTCCTACATCGGCAGCGCCACGAAGGACACCGGCTGGGGTCTCGAGGACTCCGACCGTACGCTGGTCATCTACCTCCAGCAGTCCAACTACGCCGTCGATCGTTTCATGATCGGCATGAGAGTCCAGTTCTACAACTCCGCCGGCACGACCCAGCGAGTGGTCCTCGGCTCCACGACCAACTCGACCTTCGTCGTGGTCGCCATCGACGAGCTCAACGCCACCGTCAAGCTCAAGGAAGCCAACAACGCCACCCTGGACACGACCAACGTGTTCACCTCGGCGATCTCCGCCAACGACATCATCGTCATGGCGTCCAGCAAGGGCTCCGCTTCCACCCCCTACAGCGCCTCGGGCGGCGCCTACTTCACGGGCATCGCGGGCATCAACTCTTGGCTGAAGAAGGGCGACGGCAGCGGCACGACCCAGTCCGCGGACAACACCCTCCTCGGCTTCGAAGCGGGCGGCGACAGCGGCAACATCAACGTCAACGTCCACCCCGAGTTCCGGTCCATGGCCCTCAGCCTCGCCGGCTCTCCGCTCACCGAGCACTACATGCGCAAGGTGCTCCGCCGCTTCCACGCGGCCAAGGGCAAGTACGGCCACACCATCGACGGCCTCGTCGCCTCCGACGGTGTCTGGCTCGCCTACGAGGCCCAGAAGATCGGCCGCCAGTTCTACGACCGGACCGGCCGCGTCTCCAAGATCGACAACGAAGGCTCCGCCGGTGACTTCGAGATCCAGATGGACGGCCGCTCGTACCGCGGCATGACCTCCAACTACATCGAGAGCGGCACCGTCTACGGCCACAAGTTCCGCAACAACTGGAAGCGCTACTCGCCGCCCGACCACAAGGGCGTCAAGAAGAACGAGAAGCTCCCTGGTTGGGTCCCCTTCCGGTTCGTCGGCTCGGCGATCACCGGCAACGGCTCGAACCAGATCCCGATCTTCATGACCCAGGCCAACCGTACCTTCGTCACCGAAGGTTCCCAGCTCCCCGGCTACCTCCGCATGCAGCTCGTCCCCGAGCAGGTCTGCGGCCTCAAGCTCACGAACGTCGCCGAAGACCGCATTTACGTCTAAGTCCCCTCCAGGGCCCCCCTCCCCTTCGAATGACCTCGGGGGAGGGGGGACTCCTCTTTCCAAAAACCCCTCCTCACAGGAGATTTCGTCATGGCAATGGTTACTCACGTTTCCCCTTACACGGGCGACGTCAACGATTGGGCCCTCGAAACCCGCACTCTCGGCCCGTTCGCCGCAGCCACCCTCGTCCAGAACACGTCCTACGGCTACTTCATGATCACTCAGCCGATGGACATCGAGAAGATCACGCTCCGCGTCGGCACCGCGGCGACGAACGCCGCCGAAGTGACCTTCAAGGTTGCGGCCCCCGGCACGGCCATCGCCTCCGGCACGGCCATCACCGCCCTGGAGACCATCAACCTCGCCGCCTTTGTGGACGGTGTGGAAGATCCTCACGATGTTCCGTTCCTCTCCACGGCCCCCCAGATCAATCTGGCCGCGGGCACGGTGTTCGGGGTGACGGTCAGCAACGCGCAGGCCACGACCGGCCTCGTCAACCTCTACATCACCGTCACTCTCCGCAAGGCCCCTGATCGCCGGGACATTACCAGCGATACCACGAAGGTCGACAAGACCAAGTATTTCTACACGAAGAAGTAAGCGCCGGGTGCAGTTGAGTCGTGTATAGTGAAGGGCCTCCGAGAGGGGGCCCTTTTCCTTGGAGTGAAATCATGGTGCAGGTTGTGAGGGATCCGTATGAGGCCTCGTGCGAGGAGTTCCTGGTCATCAACGAGGACCACGAGATCATGCCGGTGTGGCCGTGGCTCGAGTGGCTCCGCCGCAAGATGGAAGATCCCAAACTCTTCGTCTACCGGCACCGCCACACCCGCCGCTTCATGCTGTGCCAGTGGCTCTACGAGCCCCATGAAGCCGTGAAGCCCGTGGCCCAGGAGCTGGAGGGGTTCGAGTGCGAGCCCCAGGGCTTCGGGTGGCCCGAGGACCTCATGCACCCCGAAGTCCTCGCCGCCCGCCTGACCCCCACGCCCGACATCTCCCGCGTCCAACGCGAGCGGCTCCGATCGGCCGCGAACCTCAAGCGGTCCCAGATGGAGGAGCGGGCCGACATCCGCAAGGAAGCCTCCAAGCGGCTCAAGTCTCTCGGCCTGGACCGTGAATCAAAGAAGATGGCGGAGGGGTACTACCCTGTAGAGCGGCCGTCCGAGTCCACCGTCGAGCTGACCAACGAGCTCATGCGAAAGGCCTGACATGGAATCCACCAACTCCTTCCTCCGAACTGTCTTGGCCCGGGTCCGTTTCCTCCTCGACGACCCGGACGTCGACGCCAAGTATTCGGACGACTACATCGTCAGGCACTGCATCACGCCAGCCATGGTCGACGTGGTCAGCCGCATCAACAACACCAGCCAGGCCCAGGTCCTCCTCAAGTTCGACATCACCCTCTCCGACGACGTCAACTCCTACAAGCTGCCGCCTTGCGTCCACGAAGTCCTCCGCGTCGTCGTGCTCAACGAGGACGACCTCGAAGTCCTGCAGGACCTTCTGCCCCGCGATCGCATGGACTACCGCGGCAAGAACTGGTCGGTGGAGGGGTTCCCCGGCTCCCTCACCCTCCGGACCGGCAACGTCATCACCAACACCGAGTCCATCCAGGTCTGGTACATCTCCAACGGCGACGTGATGCCCCACACCGGAACCGGATCCCTCGCCGTCGACCTCGAAACCTTCACCCTCGCCGCCTCTCCCACCCTCGGCGCCCTCGACCGCCGGCCCAACTCCTACACCGGCCAGGTGCTCCGCCTCATCCCCGCCTCCGGCGCCGTCGAAGAAAGGCTCATCGCGACCCACATCAAGGACGGTTCGAACTGGGTCATCACCGTCGACCCGCCCTTCACCGAGAACACCACCGGCTCCATCCTCTACGAGGTGGCCCCCGTCGGCTCCCAGCCCCTCATGCAAGCGATCGCGGTGTGGGCCGCCATGCAGGTCGGCACGGCCCGCAAGATCACCGGGGTTCATATGGACCGCCTCCGCATCATGTACATCCAGGCCCTCAAGACCATCGGAGACAACATGACCGCGATGCAGAGCCGAGTGCCCCATCACTTCGTCAAGTCCACCGTCGACAACCCCTACATCAACAGCCGCGGATGGAACGTCTGACATGCCATTCCACTCCAACCCCAACTCCCGCGCCCAACGAGCCCGCTGGCTCGAGAACTTCTACCCCAAGCTCTCCGAGGCCACCCGCAAAGCCCAAGAGATGGGCTTCGGTAAGCAGATGGCCTTTCCCCCCCTCGCCATCTACTTCCCCGACAATCAGCTCAAGACCCGCGAAGAAATCCAGCGCGAGCTCCTCGAACGCCTGACCGGCGGCGGCACCGGCGGTGGCGGTGGCGGCGGTGGAAACATCATCCCGCCCGGCGGCGGCGGCGATTCCTCAACCGACTCAGCAGAACCCGACACTCCAGACACGCCTTCCGATACCACCACAACGGGAGGGGGAGGCACCACAGGCTCCGGGGGTTCCGGCACCGGAGTCTCCACCCCCGGCGACTACAACACCTCCGACGACGTATCCACCACCGGAGGCGGCGACACGCCGGGAGGGGTCTCAACACCCGGCGACGGTCCCACAACCGAGGGCCCCACAACGGGAGGGGGCGGAACGACCCAAACCAACGGAGAAGTTGATCCTGGCTACACCACCGGGTACTCTGGCACCATCATCCTCATCACCCCCGACGATGATCCGGATCCACCGCCCGACACCGGCGGCTCCGGCACTTCCTTGACCAGTTACCTCCCGGATCCATGCGATGACTGCCTCCCCGGGATCGGCCCTTTCACTCTTGGGTGTGGGACCGGGTACGAGTTCAATGCGTACGGGGGAGGGGGGATGGTCAGTGTTCCCTGGGTGTGGTCCGACTGCTTCGAGTTGGAAGTGGTCTACGGAGACGGCAGCGACGACGGTATGGGTGGTTGCAACTGGAACCCCCGTGTCTGCCCTCTGTTTGTTATTGATCCCTTCGGTGATTTTATCTCAACCCTCTGTTCTTGCGCCCTCCACTATGGCTGCGAGAACGAGTACGGCAACTGCTTTGATCCGAATGGGCCTCCCGGTGAAATCTGTGCTGTGGAGTACGCCTGCTGCTACCACAAGCAGTACACCGATCTCTCGTACCAGTGCCTCACCTCGGTAGTCACTGGTTCTGCGGCTGCAATGCCCTCGGCCTATGTGTGTAGGATCTGCCCCCGATGAAACCAGTCCCAGCGCCCAAACAAGTCAACTGCCCCAACTGCTTCGGGAGTTCGTGCAAGCTGGTCTCCCAGAAACTGGGGTTCTCTGTTGGTGTCTCCCTTGAAGGATGTACCAAGTGCCTCGAGCAAGGCATCGACTCCCCCGAGTCGGTCGCTATGCGGACCCGCGTGGAGGATCTGGTGCTCCACAAGATCCGGGTGGATCCCGCGATGGCCGAGCGGGTCAAAGCGTTCACGGGATGGCAGAAAGCCCAGATCACGTGGAAGGCCGCGGGCGAGTGGCTCAAGTCCAAAGCTTCTCGCGTCCTTGGTCCGGTCCCCCTCCCCATTCTGGAGAAGCGCAGGGAGAGTTGCTTTGGGCGGGTGGGGTCCGAGGCCTGTTCGATGTTGAGGAAGCACACCGATGGATTCCACTACTGCGCCTCGTGCGGATGCGGAGTTAGAGAAGATGCTCGCCTTGATGGAGACCCCTCCAAGCTCGAGTTCCCCTATCTCAAGTGCCCCCTCGGCCGTCCCGGATTCTCGAACGAGTCTCTCCCCGATCGTCTTCCGGGATCGGTTCCGCCGAGCGCCGGCACCCCTCCCCTCTGATGTCCGGGTTTCGGTTCGGTTCCCCTCCCGCTCGGACCAGAGGAAGGGACACACTTCCCTGCTCCAGCGGCACGACGGCCGGGCCCTGTGCCTGGACAACCTGTACTGGGGTCAGACCCTTTTCCTGGTGCTCTCCGGACCTTCACTCGCTTCCGAACCCCTCCACCTGCTGAGAGAAGCCGGCCACCTCTCCATGTGCGTGAACAACTCGTGGCTCATGTGGCGCCCCAACTTCTGGGTGGGCGTTGATCCCCCCTCCCGCTTTTCGGACGCCGGGTGGAGAGATCCCCACATCCTCAAGATGTGCCCCCAGTCATCGAGAAACGCGCCCCTGCGGGTTGAGCGGGAGGGGGAACTTGTCAAGGACGGGACCCGGGTGTCGGGGTGTCCCAACGTCGGGCTATTCGTGAGAGAGGACGACTTCAACCCCTCCACCTTCTGGGCGTCGAACCGCGTTCAGTGGGGTACGCTCAAGGGGCAGACGGACATGGTGGGGATCAAGGCGAGCCGGTCGGTCATGTTGGCCGCGTTGAAGTTGTCGTTTTGGTTGGGGTTCAGGCGGGTCTACTTGCTCGGCGCCGACTTCAAGATGAGTGAGGACCCCTCCGCCTCTCCGTATGCGTGGGACGAGACCAAGGACGCGAATGGGCGGAAGGCCAACAACAAGCTCTACCAGATGCTGGACAAGCGGTTCCGGGCCCTGGCTCGGTTGGGGATGCCCATCGAAGTCTACAACTGCACCGCGGGCTCGGGCCTCACCGCGTTCCCCCACATTCCTCTCATTGCCGCCCTCGAGCGGGAGGGGTCGAAGGTGCGGACGGGAGGGGTTACGAAGGGCTGGTACGTGTGATACAGTGAGGGCACCATGCAGGAGATCAAAACCACCTGGCAGAGCGATCTGACGACCGCTTCCATGGACCGGAAGGGGACGTTGCCCACGGTAGAGGCTCCTCTTGCGTACGACGTGGCGGGTGTGGACGCGGACGCGGACGGAGGGCTGAGACCACATCCGGGGTTCAAGCATGTGTACACGTTTGATCCGAGCGTGTGGGCCACGGTGCTCCCGACCCACCACGACTCGACTTCGAAGATCCTGGAGTTCTTCCCGATCAGCTTCAAGATCGGCTCGATCTACTATGCGTGGGGGTGGGT